CCCGCGGCCCCCTGTCCTCAAAACTTCGCCCCCACCCACCAAGGCTAAAACTGTGTCCAAAGGTATCGAAATCACATAAATCTAACGTTCTTTTATGGTACATCTGGGACATCTGTACCAAAACTTTAGGTCGCCGAGGGGAAAGATGAGCTACGGGTTGGTCTCTATAGAGCGTGCAGCGGGCCGAATAGCAAGAGTGTTTCCGCGAGTGACTAAGGCTACGCCTTTAGATCATCTAGCATTCTTTGGTCCGCCACCGCTGCTCTTCCCTGTCGATGCCGATGAAGTTCACGTTGATTGCACGTTCAGTGCGGACAAGCCAAGGGCTGAGTTTCTTGCAGACCAATGGCGTGCGTCAGGGTTGCCAGTTAAGCTGGGCGGCGTGGCTTACGGTGATCCGGGGCAGGACTTCGTCGCGGGCCGCTACGTGAAGCACGGTTATACTTTCACGTCGCGTGGATGCCCTCGCCGTTGCTGGTTCTGTTCCGTTTGGAAACGTGACCCGGTGCCGCGTTTGCTGCCAATCCAGGACGGCTGGAACGTGTTGGATGACAATCTTCTCGCCTGCCCAGAGGACCATGTACGGGGTGTGTTCAGGATGCTAGGGAGGCAAGGTCGTCAAATTGAATTCACTGGTGGCCTAGAAGCTCTCTCGCTGCAGGACTATCAGGTGGGGTTACTGGCAGACCTCAAGCCACGTCCGAACTGCTTCTTTGCCTACGATCCAGGTGATGCTTTCGAGACGCTGGAGAGTGCCGCAAAGCGCATGATAGAAGGTGGGTTCACTGCGCGCTCTCACCGGCTTAGAGTTTATGTGCTTATCGGCTATCCAAAAGACACTTTTGCTGAAGCTACAAAGCGACTGGAGGCGATGCTTAAGATCGGGTTCACTCCGCACGCGATGCTGTGGCAACCAGAGACGCCGAGCGCACAGAAACACAAACCTCCGCCCGAATGGGCAAAGTTCCAAAGGCGCTGGGCACGCCCAACGATCATTCACGCAACGCGACATGGGTCAGGGCAGTAGAAAGGGATGGAAGAATGGCCGTATTGAACCTGCGTAACGTCCCTAGCCGCCGAAGAACGTCTAGCGGCTCGTCAAGTAGGGAGCCGGGAACCATGAAAGAGGACAAGACAATGAGCCGCCTTAAAGTCGCCCATCCTGGCTTGCTGTGGGTCATCGAGGTGGAGTGGAAGCGGCGCAAGGGGAAGCCAGTAGAAGCCATAGCCATCACCACAGGCGGCATGCTCCAGGCGCTTGTTCTCGCGAAGGAATGCGCCAAACAACTGAAGGTGCCGCAATCATGGGTCAACCCGGTTTTCTACCGTCGCTACAAGGAACCAGAGCAGGACCACGAATGAGCGAAGATAGGGATTTCATCAAAGCTATCTGGAAAAGTGCTCACTCTGTCCAAGAGTTTCCGGGCAAGGTGACCATTCGTCGCTTCAGCCCGTACAAAAAGGTTTGTGTAGTTGGAGAGGGCGCAACCGAATCAGACGCATGGCGCAATGCAGTAAAGCGCGTGGAGAAAGTCTGTGCCGAGCAGGGCCACAAAGGAGTGGAAGAAACAAATGGCCGTACTTAACCTGCGCAACGTCCCTGAAGACCTGATGAAGAGGCTGAGGATGGCGGCGGTAGAAGCGAATCGAGCGAATGAGTTTCACGCTTTTTGCATTGAGGCGCTCGCCCGGTCTCTCGGCGGGCCCGCGCCCGCGGTCGAGACCCGAGCCGAGGCGCCGGCGCCAATCCAGACGATCGAGATCACCTGATGCTGGCCGCAGAAGAAGTTTCCCCCTACACTCCCCTGGTTCTACCCCCTTACGACAAGCACCCGCCCGGCTGGGAGCCCACCTGGTGGCCGATCAACGCCGCGCAGCAGGCAGCGATCAACTGCCGCGCCGAGCTGCTGCTGATGGGCGGCCAGTCGGGAGGCGGGAAATTACTTGGGGTCGATGAGCCTATTCCTACCACCCGAGGGTTTGTCAGGAACGGTGACATCCAGACCGGGGACTGCGTCTTCGGCGAGGACGGGAAACCTTATCCGGTGGTCGTCGCGCACCCCGTTGTGGAGGACGAAGCCTTCCTGGTTTCGTTTGACGATGGCACGTCCGTCCTTGCTCATGCTGGGCATCTTTGGCACACCTTCACCTTTCGCGATCGCCAGCGAGTTCACAGCGGAAGTGATCGATTCAGGGAACGTCGCAAGGAGCGAAGGCCTGCGCAAGAGAACCCGGCGCGCCCGTGGTTGAGTGCAAGAAATCGCACACTCGGGCAGCAATATATCCCCGCTCCAGTACTGGGGTCTGTCAAGACGACAGATGAAATTCGTCGGACCCTTTTGGAGACCAACTGTAAACGTGCGAACCATTCCATCATTTTGCCCCGGCCGATCGAGATGCCGGTGAGCTGGCTGCCCCTAGATCCTTATTTACTAGGCGTGTGGCTCGGCGACGGCACGACGACCGCAGGCTCTCTGACTATTTCAACCCGCGATGCTTTGGAGCTAAAGCGCAATCTCGCCACAGGAGGCGCGCATTTCAGTCCGCGCAAAGATCCGATCACCTATGGCGTCCGAGGTCTCCAGTCGGCTCTGCGATCAATGGGACTCTTAGGTAATAAGCACATCCCTCACGAATATCTCTGGGCGTGCGCGGAGCAGAGGCTCGCGCTGCTGCAGGGGCTGATGGACACCGACGGCTGCGCCAATAAAGACGGCCAGTGTGAGTTCACGAACATGAACGAGGCGCTCTCCCGGGGTGTTTACTGCCTGGCCGCCTCACTTGGGCTGAAACCATTCTGGGCAGAGGGCCGCGCAACACTGCGCGGCAAGGACTGCGGCACAAAATACATTGTGAAGTGGACCGGTCTTGTGCCCTGCTTCCGACTAAAGCGAAAACTCCGGCGGCTTCCAAAGAAGATCCGTCTCACGCAGACATGGCGCTACATAGTCTCAGTTGAACCAGCCGGCCGTCGAGAGATGCGCTGCCTTACGGTGGCCAATCCATCCGGGCTTTACCTCTTTGGTTTGAATTTCAACGTCACCCACAACACGAGTTTCCTCGCGGCCGACGCGATGCAGGAGTACAGGAACCCCTACCTGCGCTCCCTGGTGCTGCGCGAGACGCTGGTTGAAATGTCGGAGATGGCCGACCAGATGCAGCGGCTCTACGAGCCACTGGGCGCCCAGTGGCGCAAGCCGAACAAGTTCGAGGCGCACGCATGGGTGTTTCCGAACGGCGGCTACATCACGCCCGGCTATATGCGCCATGACAAGGACCTGAGCCGGTACCAGGGAAACCCTAAGAGTCACATCGGCGTCGACGAAAGCGGCAAGCACCCCGAGTCGAGGATCCGCAAGCTGCTCGGCTGGCTAGCTGCGCCGATCCGTCACAACCTCTTCGTGCGCGCTCGCTTCTGTTCAAACCCTGGCGACGTGGGCCACGGCTGGCAAATGTCCGTGTTTCTTCGCAACAAGTGCCCGCGCCACTTCCCAGCCGATCGCGCCGACGATCGCCCGCAGGAGACCAGCGTCTATCCGGGCCGGGTCTACTTCGGCGCCCGCTGGCCGTCAGACGACGGGCCGGTCGTCAAGACGACAGCCTTCATCCCGGCCAGGCTGATCGACAATCCCTTCTACGATCGAGTCAAGCTCGAGTCCCTGATGCTGCAGACCGCGGCGATCCGCGAGCAGCTGCTCTATGGCTGCTGGTGCAACGCCGAGGGCCTCTACTTCCCGTTCCTCCGCCCCGAGTACCTGGTGCCCTTCCAGACCGTGCCGGACGAGTGGTGGTGGGGTCATTTCATCGGTATCGATTATGGGTACGGCAACTCGGCCGCCGCCGCCGGCATGTACGCGATCAACCCGAACGGGCGCGTGTTCAAGGTGCGCGAGCGCATCGAGCGCAAGATGGGCAGCAAGGATTTTGTGCTCAACATCTGCAAGCGCGGCTTCCCGGCCGTCGACAGCCCGCGCCAGGCGGCGCATGGGTCCTGGCTCGGCAAGCTTCGGCCTCGGGATCCGGAACCGCCGCGCATGCTCTTCGCTCTGACCGATCCAGCCAACGACCAGCACCACGGGACGGGAAAGTCGAACTACGAGATCATGAGCGACGTGTTTGCCGCGCACGGCGTCGCGACCATGCTTGGGGCCCACGACCCGATGGGCAATGCGCAGAACCTCTACAACGGCCTTTCAAACCGGGCCCTGACCATCACCGACGCCTGCCCGTACACCTTCGGCACGCTGACCAGCCGAGTCGTCGACGATCGCAAGGCGGTCAAAAAAGAGAAGGGGAACCCCCAGGACGACTGCTACGACGAGACCAGCTACAGCTGGAACACGCACCTGACCGAGAGCGTCAAGCCGGCGCGCCAGGCTCTGCAGGAAGAGCTCGACCAGATGCGCAAAGACGGCATGGACGAGACCAGTCTCGCGCGGTACGGATGGCAGAGGGAGCAGGCGATTCGCCAGGAGGAAGTGAAGGCCAGCCGCGGGATTTCCCTGAGCGGCCGGCGCATCGGCAGGAAGGTTACGAAGCGCTAGGCAGCGCTCTGGCGGACCGGTTCGATCACGCGCACGCATACTTGTTTGAGAGGAACCCGAGCCCGTAAGGGGGAGGGAGCGGGCTCGGGCGAGGACGGCGCCTGGCGAACGACACCGCGCCATCCTTCAATCTGTACGAGATAGGTGGGATTGGGGTCCATGGGAGACCTTCCTTTCCTTTCAAGTGGTACAGGCGTACCTGTTGAAAAGAAGAATATCATGATCTTTTTGAAGGTGGCGTGATTTTTTCGATGTCAAGCGGGATCCGGTTCCGATGGGAGACCTCAGTGTGGGCCGGTTCGACAGGATGGCCAGCAGCTATGAGGCTCCGGTCGCCGGAGTCGGGCTTACCCATGAGACGGCAGAGCATATCCTCGCACTGCTCCCTGGTTTCTGCGCCTGCGCAAAATATAACGTTCTCCGTCCCTCGCACCTTTTCCCGAAAGTCGATGATCGTGTAGAAAACCGTGTGCCTAAGATTGAATAGCCTGGTGCAGACGGCGTAACGCGCGCTAGAGGCCTGCACTGTGTATCGTGATCTGTCGCTCGCAAACTTAACCTTTGAGCCAACTGGAATTTTCACATGACCTCCACGGTACGACCGTACC